ATACAATCAATACTACTGAGCAAGCATTTAATGTTAGAAGCAACTCTGGAATTACTATCGGAGTTGACGGAACATTTAGCGTTACAGCATCATCAGGTTCGGCCAGAATATACAATGCATCACCAGGTAGTAGTATAGATTTACAAACTAATAGGAATGGAATTCCTGAAACTGTTTTGAGGGTAGTAGGAACAACGGTTGGAATTAATCAGGTAGCTCCAGAAGAACCATTAGACGTTGTAGGAAATGCTAAAATATCTGGATCACTAATATTAACCAATGTAGACGAAAGTACTAATTTAAGTAACGGATCTTTAAGAACAGCCGGTGGAATCTCAGTATCTAAAAACATCATTGTCGGATCAACATTAGAAGTATTTGGAACTAGTACTACGGCTTCGATCGAACCAAGAGAAACAGATAGACATGATATTGGTTCTCTCAACAGGCGTTGGAATACTGTTAGGGCCAAGACGATTATTGCCGATACAATCGTTGGACCTTTACAAGGTAATATTATCGGTAATTCAACAACAGCAACTAATTTAAGATTTCCTACTACTTTTAGGATGGTAGGCGATGTCACAGCTCCTAGTTTGATATTTGACGGACAGGTAGGAGGAACTGATAAAGTTTTTACAACTACACTTACAGCTGGTCTAATATCATCAAAGGCTGAGCCAAGCCCTAACAGATCAGATAAAGATGACTTTGTATTGACTTTTAGATCGGGCGTCGGTCTACAAAAACAAAGAAGAGACATTTTTGTTTCAGATCTAGGAGTACCTATTGGTGCTATCATGCCATTTGCAGGCGTGAATGTACCTTATGGTTATCTGTTATGTGACGGAGGTGAAGTAGAAATCGCCAAGTTTCGAGATCTTTACAATACAATTGGAGATTTGTATGGAACTCCTACCTTAGGAGCTCCTGGACTAACATTTGTGCTTCCGGATCTTAGAGGAAGATTTCCTCTAGGCAAAGATAATATGGATAACGGTAATCTAGTTCCTATCATTGGGGGATTCGTAGACGGCGGTGGCGGCGATGTAAATCGAGTCGGCGGTGGTGCAGCTGATAATTTAGGCGGCGCAGGTGGCGCATCGTCTAACCTTTTAACTAGAGCGAATCTACCACAACACGAACACACGATGAAAGGCACATTACCAGGATCTGAAGCACAATATTATGCGATCGGACCCAGAACTACATCTCCGACAGAAGGCGGAGGGTCGTTTTTAGGTAGAGGAGGTACTACTCCGGGGCAATTCCAATATCTACCTACATCTGGAAACATCAAGGACGGATCAGAACCAAATCAAGCGTTTTCGGTTATGAATCCTTATCTTACATTAAATTATATAATTCGGTCAGGACCGGCATCATTCTAGGATAGTAAAACATGGCATATCTAATTAATAAATCAGACGGAACAATACTTACAACGGTGTCTGATGGCCAAGTCGATGATTTTTCCACAGACTTAACGCTGATAGGAAAAAATTATTCCGGCTTTGGCGAAGCACTGAACGAAAATTTTGTTAAGCTACTTGAAAACTTTTCTGGTGTGAGCCGTCCGACAAATCCCGTTAGGGGCCAGATATGGTTTGATGTTACCGAATTAAAATTAAAAGTTTATAACGGCACTAGTTTTCAACCAGTTAGTTCGGCAACTATATCGAACACTCAGCCGAATACTTTAACTCCGGGTGATTTATGGTTTAATGATGTCGATAAGCAACTTTATTTCTTTGATGGTGTTACTCCAATCTTATTAGGACCTGATTTTTCAACAAGTCAAGGTCTTAGCGGCTTTAGGGTAAGAACTATTTTAGATACTCTGAATCAGTCTAGAGTTGTAACTCTTCTTTATACTAATGGAACTTTGTTAGGTGTATTTTCTAAAGATTCTTTTACTCCTAAATTACCAATTGACGGGTATGAGGGCGAAATACTTCCGGGATTTACTCAGACATTAACAGATCAAGAATTTAGATTTGTTACCACCGCAACCAACGCAGATACCTTAGGCAAAGATCCCGCTGTAGCAGAATACGTTGACGGAATTCCAGCCGAAGCATATATTAAGAATTATACCGACGGTATTGTAGAAGGTAGATTAGGTATTACAAGAGGTATTGAAATAGGAACTGGTTTTCAAGGAAAAATTCAATACGATGCTAGTAACAATTTGTTTATATCTAACACTTCGTCAGGAAGATTTTTATCTTTACAAGCTCGTCGAGGTGATCTTCCTGAAGATGCGCTGCGGATTGAACCAACATCGCGTACAGTAAAAATTTATGACGGTTTTACTGATAGTACTTTAGTGACTGGAGGAAGTTTAGAAGTTGAAGGAGATCTCACAGTTCGAGGATCTATGGTAACTATTAATTCTTCGACGGTGGTGATTGAAGATAAAACTTTAGAATTAGCCAACCCGTCAGCAGGATCTCCTACTGATGCTAATGCAGAAGATGGAGGACTTATTCTCAAGGGCGATTATGATTATTCTATCCTATGGAATAACGGGGCATGGAATGTCAACCAAGGCATTAACTTAGTAACGATTCCAGGACCTTCGGGGGATATTCCTTCTTATAGCATAGACGGCGTAGAAGTACTTAAGAAAACAGGCGCAACATTTGAATTGACTAGTGCTGTAACATTGGCGCAAGGTATTGTGGTTTTCGGTAAACAAGAACAGTTAAATGTAGGTCCAGGACCTACAACGGATCCAACATATCTAAGATTAGAAAACACGAGAATATCAACATTATCGGGCGGCGGCCAACCTGCAAACCTAGATATAGAATTAGAAGCTCAAGGTAATATCGTAGTTATTGGCTCTAAGAGAATTACCGGTGTTGGAGAGCCGACTGATATTCAAGATGCTGCTACAAAGAATTATGTAGATACTCAGTTACAGTCTAGATCATTGGTGTTTAGTTTTGATATTTCAGACGGAATTTCTAATTCTGGTATCGCATTCTGGCTTGAACAGGTTGCTCCAGTAGCAGAATATGCTCCTAATACCGTAGCTAGGGTGTTGTGTACATCACAGAGTAATACTACCAGCTTAATTAATATTACATCTAACTTAAATATTTCAACAGATACTTTTAATACTCCTACTGGAGTAGCGCCAGCATTGATACAACCGTTAACAGTTAGTCCGTTAACTATTCCTGCTCCGTCAATTCTAGTGACTAGACTAGTTAAAACGTATCAAATAGTGGGCGGTGCATGGACTTTCATATCATAAGGCAGCATAGGAGCGATAGATGGCATACATAATCAACAGATTCGACGGAACAAGACTAGTCGCTATAGATGATGGAGTTTTAGACACTAGTACTCCGTTGGGCTTGGTAGGAAGAAACTATACTGGATGGGGAGAAGTTTTTAATGAAAACTTCATTTTTCTATTAGAAAATTTCCATGGATCTAATCCTCCTGCAAGGGCATTATCCGGTCAGGCATGGTACGATTCTTCTAATAAACTTTTAAAAGTATTCAACGGTGTAGACTGGGGCGCTATTGGTAATGCTACAATATCAGAAACAGAACCTGAAATCACACAAGGCGGCCTGTGGCTTAAATCTACCACTAATCAATTGTATGTTAATGACGGATTTAACTGGAAACTGGTAGGACCAGAGGCAGTAGAAAATTTTGAGGTAACAAGATTAGTCAGCCAGTCTTTGTTGAGTGTTACCGGTGTAACAGTCCCAGTAATTATAAGTTATATCGACAATCAAGCAATTTCTATATATTCGAATCAAGCATTTACAATCGATAATAATTCGACACCAATATCTGGATTTTCAATAATAGTAAAAGGTCTCACCTTTAGATCAGATTCTTCAGTAGCAGCTAATCTTGTTGGAAATGCAGATACTGCAACATCATTGCAGACAGCAAGAAAAATTAATACGATTAATTTTGACGGTACCTCAGATATTACAATTAAATCTAGCACAACAACCTTCTTGAAAAAGGGAAATTATATTGTTGGTGCGGATTGGGACGGCTCGATCGAAACAACCTGGGCAGTTGACGCTACTCCAGAAAATAGAATTGGAAAAGTAGTAGCTAGAGATTCAAATGGAGCATTTTCCGCTGAAGAAATTACGGCTAATTTCTTTAGAGGTGATTTAAATGGGAATGTTACGGCGGTGTCGGGTAACAGTAGTTTTGATACAATTACTGCGAACACAGTTACAGCTGAAGTTATAGGAAATTCAGCCACTGCTACTAAATTAAGATCGGCTAGAACTATTAATACTATCCCTTTCGACGGGACAGCGAATATAACGTTGCCGGTTCCAGCAGAAACATTGGTTGGATCTACACTTGCACCTAACATTTTAAGTTCTTCTTTAACTTCGGTAGGAAAATTAACAGATTTAGAAGTTGAAGCTGCTGGTATCGAAATTTCTAATGATAACAGTAAACTAACATTTAGTCTTGACGGATTAATTCCTACGATAAAATCAGAGCTGACTAATAATATTAAATTAGAATTAGCTACAGGTTCAGCGCAATCAACACAATCAGATATTTCTTTCGTTTCTGCAGCAGCCTCTGGATTATCAGGACCGGCATTTGTAGCTGACTGGAATAAAACCATTCCAGATGCTCAAAAAATAAGTTTAGGAACACCGGGAAATAGATGGAACAACTTATATTCAGATAATATAAATTCTAAAGATTTAAAAATATTAACAGTATCTAACGCTAATAATACAGCCCAGGCAGTAGCTTTCTTGGGAGGGATAACTGTAGCAGGAACAGTTCAAGGCAATGTAATAGGTAATCTAACTGGCAACGTAAGTGGCAACGTAGTTGGAAACGTCACTGGACAATCTAGTCTAAACCTGTTAAAAGCAGGCGATACAATGACTGGCAACATCACGTTAGACGGTGATGGGTTAGGAACAGTTTGGACAACTACATCTGAAGTGGCTAACATAAAGTACTATGATGTTTCTCCTTTCGGAAGTAGGTTAGAATTTAATACTATCGGTGACGGCAGTGAATATTTTACCTTCACGCACACATACGGTGACGGCAGTCGTGTAAGTTTAATGAAGTTAGACCCGAGTGTCGGAAATACTAGCTTGACAGTATATGGTACTATTACTGCTAATAACAATATTACAGCACCATCATTTCAAGGCAACGGATCAAATCTTACATCCTTGAATGCGTCGCAATTATCTTCGGGTATAGTTCCTTCTGGAAGACTAGCAGGCTCTTATAATATCGATATAAACGGAAGAGTTCAAGGTAATTTAGTTGGTAATGTAACAGGTAATGTAACGGGTAATGTAACAGGTTCGTCTAGTCTCAATGTTTTGAAAACAGGCGACACTATGTCTGGAGACATAAATTGGAACACGACCGGTACTGGTATTAGCTGGGCGTTAAACACCGACGGTGCTAGTATTAGATTTTATAACACCGGCGACGGTGATGCCTCTAGTAGATTAGAATTCAATACCAGTGACAATAACAATGAATATTTTAGATGGACACACACTGCTTCTGGCACAGGTATCTATGAAGTTATGAAACTGATGCCTAATAGTTTCGGTAATTCGATGCTAACAGTGCAAGGAGATATAACATCTACAAGAACTATATCTGCTGGAAGTTTTGGAGGTAACGGATCGGGTTTATCTAATCTTGTTGCAAATAGTATAACTTCTGGAACATTGCCTATAGGTAGACTTTCTGGTACCTACAATATCAATATTTCTGGAACAGCAGCAACAGCGACTAATTCTACGTTTGCTACTAATTTAAGTGGAGGGTTTGTTAGCGCATCAACCGGATCGTTTACTGGCATATTGAATGTGTCAGCAGGATCGGGCGGAGGAATTAAATTCCCAAATGATGCGTTTGGTGGCGGTGGAGATACCGCCAGTATAACTCTTGAAAGCGTCGGTGGCGAAAGAACTAGAATGAGATTTAGGGTCACCAATGATGCTGGAATCAGCGGAACAGACGATAAAGCAGAGTTTCTTGTACCCGATAATGATAGTCTGTTAGTTAATGGTCATGTTGTTTTAAATGCAAGCAATTATAATAATTATGCACCAACAAAGTCGGGCGGCGGGGCCACCGGCACTTGGCCGATTAATATTACAGGAAATGCAAATACAGTTAATAGCATTACTGCCAGTCAGATTGTAAATGCATTGGGTTACACACCACTGTCTTCAGTATCAACACCGAGCAACCAGGCCGGCCAACCTATATTCACTGGTGCAGGTTCGAACAGTGGTTTAAGATTTCCTAATGATGCCTACGGTGGAGCATTTGATACAGCCACAATTACCTTAGAAACCAAAGGCGGTGAAGCAACTAGAATGACACTGCGGGTCACTAATGATGCGGATGATACAATAGAATTCTTTACGCCAGCACGTGATGGAGTTAGGATCAATAATCACACTGTACTACATGCCGGCAACTGGCAAGATTATGGACCAAATAGAACAGGCGGTGGCGCCAGTGGTACCTGGCCAATCAGTATTACAGGAAATGCGCAGACAGTCAGTTCTATAACATCAGCACAAATTGTAAATGCCTTAGGTTATACTCCTATTTCGTCAGTGGCAGCAGCAAGCAATCAAGCTGGCCAACCAATTTATACTGGCGCAGGATCAGGTAGCGGTTTACGATTTCCATCAAATGCTTACGGTGGCGGTGGCGACACAGCTACAGTTACTTTGGAAACCAAAGGTGGAGAAGCTACTAGATTAACTTTACGTGTAACCAATGACGCAGATGATACTATAGAATTTTTTACACCTGCCCGTGACGGTATTAGAGCTAACGGACATATAGTTTTACATGCCGGTAACTGGCAAGACTATGGACCGAATAGAACAGGTAGCGGAGCCAGTGGCACTTGGCCAATCAATATTACTGGTAATGCAAACACAGTTAGCAATATCTCAGCTTCACAAATTGTAAATGCTTTAGGTTATACTCCTATCTCGTCGTCATCCTTTGGCGGTGGCCCTGTTAATGCTACATCGGGATCTTTTTCTGGATTATTAAGAGTTTCAGCCGGAGGACCACAGTCTTCGGGAATTGCATTCCCTAACGACCCATACGGCGGTTCGGGAGATACAGCTACTATTACTTACGAATCTGTAGGCGGAGAAAGAACTAGATTAAGATTTAGAGTAACTAATGATGCTAGCGCCAGCGTTAGAGATGAAGCGGAATTTTTAGTACCTGACAATAATGGTTTGTTAGTCAACGGCAATGTAGTATTGCATACAGGAAATATTAACAGTTTTATCAATGCTGGTAATGTTAAAGCTTGGGTGAGATTTAGATCTAATGGTTCTATAATTTCTTCATTGAATGTTAACAGTGTTTCTAGACTAGCCAGCGGAAAATATAGACTTAACATAAATTCCGGAGTTTTTTCTAGTGAATACTTTGCAGCCGCTGGTATGGCTTCGGACGTTGATCACTTCGTATCTATGAATACATATTCAGTAGGTGGAGCAACATCCACGACACGATTAGATATTAACACTATAGATGCAGCATCAGGTAACGATATTACATCTGATTCTGCAGAAACTATGATTATATTGGTGGCTTAACATGATAATTTTATTCGAACAAGAAGATGGCAAGATAGGAATATTACATCCGGCCGATGGAAAAACTTTCGACGATATACAAGGTGATATCCCCGAAGGGGCTAGATATAAGATATCATCTCTTGAACTTCTTCCAAGCGATTTGGATCTAAAAGAATTTACTGATGCATTAAGGGTCGATTTTGATTCAGAATCGGAATATCTTTATTTCGATATCAATATAGCTAGAGAAATAACAAAGGATAGACTTAGATACGAAAGGACTCCGTTTTTCGAGAAAAACGATATAGAATTGCGAGATGCTATTCTAGATGAAGATACAGAAAAGAAGACAATAGCAATAGCAGAAAGAAATAGATTGCGAGATTTACCATTGCTTGCAGACTCGGCTAACGACTTAGAATCATTGAGGAATTTACACCCATAATACGGTAAATATAGATATGGCATATCAAATTGACTTATTTAATGGTGATTTTCTAGTAAACATAGATGATCAAACGATTAACACAACGGCTACTGATCTACGCTTAGTAGGTCGGAATTATGCCGGATACGGTGAAATACAGAATGAAAATTTTGTACATCTTCTAGAAAATTTCTCTAGCAGCACAGCTCCGCCTAGATCGTTGACTGGTCAAATTTGGTATGATTCGTCTACGAAGAAATTAAAGTTTTTTGACGGAACAAAGTATAAAACAGCCAGCGGGGCTGAAGTTTCAGAAACTCCGCCACCAGGATTGAGCTCGGGAGAATTTTGGTTCGATTCAGTAGAAGAACAACTCTATGCCTGGTCAGGAACAGAATATATCTTAGTTGGCCCAGAAAGAACTCCTACAGTTGGAGATACAGCAGCAATACCGAGAGTTATTAAGGATACGCTAGGCGCTGATAGAAGCATTTTACAATTAGTTTCAGGTAATAGGGTTATTGCTATTATATGCGATGACGAATTTACTATCAATAACACTATCAATCCTATAGATGGATTTTTTAATATCCGTCCTGGTATAACATTGCTTAACATTGATATAGATGGTATAGCTACAACATCTAATCATAGATTATGGGGAACAGCCACCAACTCACAGAGATTAAATGGGCTTACTAGCTCTGATTTTTTGCGGGCATCGAACACAGAATTTAAAACACAGGTAAAATTTTTAGACACCGGATTTACTCTTGGCGATCAAAATGATTTGCGTATACGAGTTGTTAATGGCAACGAGCCAGTTATAGAAAATGCATTAGGCGGTAGCTTAATGTTTAGAATAACTTCTGGTATAGAATCTAAAGACGTTTCTATAATTCAACAAGATGGATTATTCCCAGGAAGCAACGAACAATATAAATTAGGCAAGCCCGGTATTAGATGGAAAGAAGTTCATTCAGAAGAAATAACAGCGAATAGATTTTATGGTACTTTTGTCGGAACGATAGAATCTCCGGCTCCGGGAACTCCGGGCGGTCCTCCAATAGGACAGCCAGTTCCACCTTTAACATTACAATCAGGATTATCTGTAGCCGGCGATTTAGAAATGGATACCGGTAATCTAAATATAATACTCCCTGAAGGTAATACGGTTGATATTAGATCCGGTGATAAAGGAATAATCGATAATGTCGATGTAAACCCGTTTAATGCAGGAACCGGAAGTTTTACAAATTTATCAGTCTCACAAAATAGCAGTATTACTGCTACTAATGAAAGCACTTCTATTACAACCGGTGCTTTGATTATTTCAGGTGGTTTGGGGGTAGCGAAAAATCTCAATGTTGGAGGTAATGGTGCCTTCACAGGAAGCGGAAGTTTACGAGTACCAGTCGGCGATACTGCTCAAAGACCTGAAGTTGCTGTGATTGGAATGATTAGATTCAACACAGATATAGAAAATTTCGAAGGGTTTGACGGAGAAAATTGGAGAGAAATTGGTTTAGCAGCTTCTGAAGATTTCGGAGAACTAACTGGATCAGTGGCTCTTTCATTAGACTATAGATTCGTTAATGAAGAAGTTGATTCCTTCGCAGATTATGGGTCATTATTTTAAGAGATAATAGGAGTTAAAAATGGCAAAGAGAGTACAATTTAGGAGAGGAACAACCGCACAACACGCTCTGTTTGTTGGTGCTCCTGGCGAGATTACCGTAGATACAGACAAAAAAATCGTAGTTGTTCACGACGGAGCTACGCCCGGCGGGTTTCCTGCTAATAGATTGCAAGACATTGACGGAACTGCAACTTTTTCAGCACAGGTAAACATTAATGCAGGGATACCAAGTACTTCTACAACTACTGGTGCATTGGTTGTAGATGGTGGATTGGGCGTATCAGGTAAGCTTAATGTTACTGAATTAGCAGTTTCTGGAACCACACAAATAAATGAAATTACAGAAGTATTAACGGTGGTTAATGATTACGGTACTACACAATCTCGTCCATTTTCGGACGGTAATGTTTTTTTACTAAACGGGCTAACGGGTAATTATATTTTTAACTGGACTGGTATACCGACAACAGAGAACAGAACGTTTTCTCTATCACACATAATTTCACAAGGAGCCACCCCGAGAATTCCGTCAGCTCTACAAATTAACGGAACACCAGTTACCATTAACTGGGCGGGAAATATAACTCCTACAGGCGGAGTGAACAGAATTAATATAATTTCGTTTTTATTATGGTATACAGGAACTTTTACTTGTGTAGCAGCATTAAGTTCTTATTAAAAAGGATTACAGATGGCCTATCAAGTAAATCGATATAATGGTAGCTTCCTGGTTTCAGTCGCAGACGGAACTATCGATTCTTCGACAGATATACGTTTTCTTGGAAAAAACTACGCCGGTTACGGACAGGTCCAGAATGAAAACTTTTTACATTTATTAGAAAATTTTTCCGGCGCTAGTCAGCCAATTAAGCCAATATCGGGTCAGTTGTGGTTTGACACAGTTGACAGAAAAATAAAAGTATATGATGGTATACGTTTTAGAATAGTCGGAGGATCAACGTCTTCAAATAGTCCTCCAACCGGTTTATCTACTGGCGAATTCTGGTTTGATAATTTAGCACAACAGCTTTACTGTTGGTCTGGATCAGATTTTGTGTTAATAGGACCAGAAAATCCTTCTTCCTTAGGAGAAACTTCAGTTGCTTCTCAGGTAGTCAAAGATGAAAACGGTAATAATCATACTATTGCAAAATTTAGATCCGGCGGACAAACCATTGCTGTAGTGAGTAAAGATGCATTTAATTTAAACTTAGCATTGTTGGCAGGTAGCAGTGAACTAGCCGGATTTGGTAGGATTAAGAAAGGTATTACATTAGTTGATACTAATAATGACAGCGGAGTTTCGTCGTTAGTTTCTGGTGCTATACTTTGGGGAACAGCTCAAACAGCGAAAAATCTAATTGACGATCAGGGAAATTTATTTCCAATTACAAGTATAGTAAGAACGGATTCTCCAGTCTTTCAGTCAAATGTTGTCTTTAGGAATGGTCTTGCTCTAGGCGCTGTATCAGATCCCAAGCTTAGTATTACATTAACTGACGAAATATCACCTAACCTTATCTGCCAAACTGGACAGCCAATTAGTTTTAAAATAAGGACCGAAGGCCAGATTAGAGAAATAGCTTCTATTTCTGTAACAGGAATAAATCCAGGAACAGGGTCTCAGTATAGATTAGGATCTGAAACAAATAAATGGTTACAAGTATACGCAGATAATATATCAGGTAACTTAGTCGGATCTGTTTTAGGTAATACTGTAGGGGTACATACAGGAAATGTTCTAGCACAAGATAATGCAGTAATTATAAATTCCACTACCAAGGTAATTACAGCTAATTCCTTCCAGGGAGAATTTATCGGTGATTTGTCGGGCAACGCTGCAACTGCTACTAACGCCCTGAAATTAAATGATTTAAATGTAAGCGGTGCTGCTTTGCCCAATACCGTAGCTATAAGAGATAATTCCTCTAATATTACTGCCGCACAGTTTGTTGGAATAGCCACGCAATCTAATAAATTAAAGATTGATAATGCTGCTGATGATAGCGGAGATCTTAATTATAAAACAGCGAAAACGAATCGTTCTCCATTATCGATAGCAGCTAGAGATAGTGCAGGAAACATATTTGCTAATATTTTTAACGGTACTGCTACAGCAGTTGAGGGTGCGGACCTAGCAGAAAAATATCATACTGATCAGGTATATGATGTTGGAACTGTGATTGTAGTTGGCGGAGAAAAGGAAGTTACATCGAGTTCTAAAGGTGACAGAGCGATCGGCGTAATATCCGGTAATCCAGGATTACGAATGAATTCAGAATTTGAAGACGGAACATATATTGCTTTAAAAGGTCGAGTACCGGTGAAAGTGGTTGGTAAAGTTTTCAAAGGCGATAGATTAGTTGCTGACAATAACGGTGTAGCATGCGTAGCACGAGACGTGGCTGAATATCATAATATTTTTGCTATAGCATTATCTAGTAGCGATATCGATGATGTAAAATTAGTAGAGTCTGTAATAATTTAAGGATGTATAATGACTGTAGCAGGAAATAAAGTACAGGCATCGGATTTCAATGGAGTACATAGTACAGCTACTACTCTGATTGGATCTGGATCTGTGACCAGAGGCTATGGACAATCGATAAAATCTGGATCGACACTGCCTATCGGTACAACAGTTAGTCCGGGATATTTAGATGGATTACGAAATGATCTATTTAATATTCGCGCTCATCAAATAGGAACAGCCCCTGCATTGGCCGAAACCGCAGTTGTGGGAAACATTATCACAGCAACTGATATCGCTACTTTTACTACATATTCTAATCTTTGCGACAGCGATAGATTTACAGCAGATAATTCTAGAATGAGTGTTATGATCAGGGGAAGTGGAACTAGAACTTCGTCATGGGTGTCATCGGTGTCTGTGACCGTTACTTTAACATTCACTAGTTCAGCGGTATCTAGATATTTCTGGAACGCAGGAGGGGAGGTAAGAATTACTTCTTCAAGAGGTGGTGGTTCTTCATCAGCTCAGAATACTTCTTGGACAAACTTATTAAGCGGTGCAGGAACTAGAAGTTTCGGAGCATCGACAATATATTCTTTACCACAGTCGCCTACTTATTCACAGCTATTTACTACAACAGCAACAGCTCCTTATGCCAGTAATAGATACACAATAGAATCTAGAGCCGTTGGGGCAACAGGTGCAAGTGGCAACGCTGGATCATTTGATTTTAGGTTAACTTATGCAGATCCATATGTAGATCCTGCTCCAGGACAGCCACCGGCTCCGGATGATATAGTAGACGGAGTTTTAGCGTACAGTATTGAGTTAAGATATCCAACGGGCGGAGCAGCCCTATCTGGCGGCGGAAATTGGGTAGGATTTAACGACACTGGCGCTGGCGGCTATTATAGGCTTCCATCATTTTCTGCAACTGCGATAAGCGGATCTTAAATTTTTTCCATCAGAGTATTGTGATTAAATAAACTACTAGTTTATTGGGAGATCTAATGGAAGAAAAATTAGCACAGATTCTGAAAGTTGCTGATTATCGACAATCTTTGGCAATTAAAAGAAAAGCATTAAAAGAAAAGATCGAAGGCAAGTTGACATTCGGCCATGCCGGCGGCATATTTAAAATAGATCAATCGTTAATACTATTCACCCAATTTCTTATAGATCAAGAAAGAACAACCAATGTTGTGTTGTTAGATCATAACGATAATCCTATTCTTATAACCGATTTAGTCAAGTTCAAAGAAGAAATAATGGAACGATACTTTACTTCATTATTTGAGTATTATGAACAATATGAAACAATTAAAAAAAGCAGAACTATTGAAAAATTATTAGAATCATGAATAATGGGGTGTTGATACTTGCTCATAACAGCGAGTATGTGGACTATGGTCGATTATCGTTGATATCGGGAAGCTTGGCCAAGAGATATTTAAACGTATCTGTCAGTCTTGCGGCCGATCGCCATACTCTTGATTGGATGAATTCAAATAAGGATTTACAAATCGCAGAACGTGTATTTGATCATATAATAGAAATTCCGCATAAGAATGAGAATAATTTTAGAATTTTACACGATGGCGAATCTCATAAAAAGATTCCATTTCTTAACGCTGATAGATTTACAGCATATGATATAACACCTTATGAAAAAACACTTTTAATTGACTCTGATTTTTTAATTTTTTCTAATCAACTAAATGAATATTGGTCGATGAATGCTCCGGTCATGGTATCGTCGGGTATTATCGATATAAAAGGGGATAGATTAAGGATATTAGATAAAAAAGTATCTGACACCGGAATTGACATGCTGTGGGCTACTACCGTTATGTTTGATAAAAGTCAAGAATCTAAGTGTTTTTTTAACACAGTCAATCTTATTAAAGAAAATTATAGACATTATTCTGATTTGTATAGGTTCGATCATAAATCGTACAGAAATGACATAGCCTTTAGTCTGGCATTGCATATGTTGAACGGATTCAGTTTAGATTCTGTTCCTATGCTTCCGAAAATTGTTACTTTTTTTGATACAGATGAAATTGTATCTATTATAGGAAATAAGATTACATTTTTACTAGATCAAGAATTTCTAGCATCTATCTCTGATCAAGATTTTCATGCGATGAACAAGCAGAGCATTTTAAGAAACAGCGAAAAGTTTTTGAGTTTAATATGAATTTTGGATACCTACTAATCGTAAATACCGATGCCGAGTATGACTATTTAAAAATGGCCTATGCATTAGCATTAAGTATTAAGAATACTCAAGCCTTGGGATACGATAACGTTGCACTAATAATCAATGATAAAAATAAAATAGATACTATTAAATCTCCTTGGGTATTTGATATTGTTATTGAAGAAGAAAAACTTCAATCTGGATGGTTAGGTCGTAGCTATATGGATTCATTATCGCCTTTTGATCATACAGTTTGCTTAGATGTTGATATGTTGTTTTTACGAGATTATAGTCATTGGATTGATTATTTTATTAAGAATAATGACTTATATGTTACTAGTCAGTGCTTTACTTATAGAGGCGATAAAGTTACTAGCGATTACTATCGAAAATTTTATAAAAATAACCAGATGCCAGAACTTTATTCAATGTACACATTTTTTAAGAAAGATTCAGAACTTACAAAAAGTTTCTTTGATATGGCAAGATCGATCATTGATCATCCAAAAGAATTTAAAAATAAATTTTACAAATCAGGACACAACGAAATCATAGGAACAGACGAAGCATTTTCCTTGTCGGCCAGCATTTTAGATATTACGGACGATATATCATACGATCTTGAATTTCCTAGAATAGTTCATATGAAACCGATGATTCAAGAATGGCCGTGGCCTGCCGATAGCTGGTCAGATCATGTGGGATTTTATTTGAACACTCGAGGTAATTTAAAAATTGGAAATTTTCAACAATACGATATCGTTCATTATGTTGAAAAAAACACAATCACTGATGAGCTAATCAGTATTTTAGAAGAGATAGCATGGAAGAAACATTAGTAGAATTTCAAAAGAAATTTCATAACTTAATTGATGATACAAAATATTTCTTTGTCTATGATATCGAAGGAAACGTAGAAGCATTGCAGCCCACTAGCATGTGCGGCAATGAAAAATTCTCTGTTGAAGTATCGAAGGATATCGTAGATCTAATACATACAAATCAAGAAGTTTTATCTTCTTATAAAGTAGACGTAGTTAGCAGATCTATTTTTAAGAAAAAGTCTATAGATATAGTTAGCATCGACGATGTCGTGCATCGAATCATTGAAAAGAAATACACCACTCGAGAACCAGATATATCTATCTTGTATGATAATTCGAAAAAATGTTTAAAATTTTCTTTAAACTCTAAACATCATAATACTATATGGTCTGGAAATACTTCTTTGTATTTTACAGTAACGAAATATAATGACCCCAATGATATATTAAGTTTTATCAGTTTTCCTGTCGAAAGTCTTATTTCTGAAGATATAAAAATTGATGTATCATATGTCACAGAACGATTCAGTCTGTATACGAGGCGGATATTTAAAAATTACGTCGTGGAATATCTATGAAAATAACAGATTTAGATGTGATCTTTATCAGCTACGATGAACCTAATGCTGAAATAAATTACGCCGACCTATGCAATAAAGTGCCATGGGCTAAAAGAGTTCATGGAATAAAGGGGAGCGATGCTGCACACAAGGCAGCAGCCAATCTTTCAGAATCTGATTGGTTAATAACTGTCGATGCTGATAATATTGTCAATAATGAGTTTTTTAATCTCGAAATAGACTTACAATCTGCGAACGTTAAAGTTTTTAGTTGGTTAGCAAAAAACAATGTCAACGGATTAATGTATGGTAATGGCGGATTAAAAATATGGAAGAAAGAGTTTATTTTAAATATGAAAACGCACGAAGAAAGTACTTCGGAAAGAGCCCAAGTTGATTTTTGTTGGGAAGACGGCTATAGGCAGTTCTTTTCATGTTACAGCGAGACTGTGATCACAGGTACTCCGTTTCAAGCCTGGAGAGCAGGGTTCCGCGAAGGAGTAAAAATGACACTAGTCGATGGAGTTCGTGTTCCGTCAAAAGAAATACAACAACGTGTTTGGTGGCATAATCTTCATAGACTAAAAATTTGGTCGACAATAGGGGCACATGTAGAAAATGGAATATACTCAGTATTAGGGGCTAGATTAGGTAACTGGATGGCTAATTGCAGCGATTGGAATTATGTCGACGTGAGAGATTTTGAAATACTAAAAGAAATTTATGAAACACAGGTAAATCATAATGATCCTACAGAGCAAGTCATAGAATTAGGAGAAAAGTTAAAATTAGGTTTAGGAATTTCATATCCTTTCTTTGATACAGATAGTAGCAGATATATGCACGATACCTATTTAGAAACAATAAATTTAGCAAGGACTTACTATAAAGATGTATGATATATTTTACATAGGAAACCAGTCCGTTGACGATGACTCTTGGAGTAAATTTTCTAAAAGATTTCCTAGAGCACAAAAAGTTGAAAACGTAGAATCTCTAGATCAACTTAAGACTAAATCATTCACTAAATTTTTCTGGGTAGTACCGGACGATATAACAATCTTGGATGATTTTGATTTTAGTTATGTGGTGCCTATATGGGACGAACCATATATTAATGTATTTAAAAATGGAAAATATTATAACGGGGTTACAATTTTTTCAAAAAATCATTCTATTTCGAAAAAAGAATGGAACAATAGGTTTTTTATAAATCGAAAAGAAATAGATATTCCGGCCAGTATACCCAAATATTCATATCAAGATATATTATATGTGTCTAGTGAAAATGCAAGCGAAACAGACTGGAATCAATTTCGCAGATCATATCCTCGATCAAAACTTGTAGAAAATGTTAAATCTTTCGATGACATAAAAGCAGTATCAGACACTAATTTTTTCTGGGTAGTATGGGACGACATTGAAATTTTAAAAGATTTTAATTTTGAATATCAGATACCTCCATGGGATGAAAAATATGTTCATGTATTTAAAAATGGAAAATATTATAACGGAGTTGCGATCTTTTCAAAAAATCATTCCATTTCGAAAAAAGAATGGAACAATAGATTTTTTATAAATCGAAAAGAAATAGATATTTCGGCCAGCGTACCAAAATATTCACTCCACGATATACTATATGTGTCTGATGAAAATGCAAGCGAAACAGATTGGAATCAATTTCGTAGATTATATCCTCGATCGAAACTTGTAGAAAATGTTAAATCTTTCGATGACATAAAAGCGGTATCGGATACTAATCTTTTTTGGGTAGTATGGGACGACATTGAAATTTTAAAAGATTTTAATTTTGAATATCAGATACCTCCATGGGATGAAAAATATGTTCACGTATTTAGGAATGGAAAATATTATAACGGGGTGACAATTTTTTCCAAAGAACATGCCGTATCACAGAGAGAGTGGGACTTTAGATTTTTTACAAATAAAAAAGAAATCAACTTATTAGCCAGTGTTCCAAGAGAAACCATTTTCGATATAATTTTTTTAAGTTACGACGAACCATATGCTGATGAAAATTTTAAAAAGTTACAAGATAGATTTCCAAATGCAAAAAGAGTACACGGAGTAAAAGGGTTACATCAAGCACACATTAGAGCGGCTGAAATTTCTGAGACTGAGATGTTCTGGGTAGTAGATGCGGATGCTGAAGTTTTAGATACCTTTAATTTTGATTTTATAGAGCCAGAAAGATTTACAGTCTATGTCTGGAATAGTATTAATCCTATAAACGGATTAGAGTACGGATATGGCGGCGTAAAATTGTTTCCTAAACGACTAGCATTGAATATGCAATTAAACACAACTGATGTAACAACTAGTGTTTCTATAAAATTTGAAAGAATAAATTACGTGTCTAATATCACTAGATTTAATATTGATGCTTTCTCAACCTGGAGATCTGCATTTAGAGAATGTGCGAAGCTATCGAGCAAAGTTATTGATAGAAATTACGAACCGGAAACAGATTTAAGATTAGAAACTTGGTGTACGATAGGTGAAGATAAACCCTATGGAAAATATGCAATAGCAGGAGCGATTGAAGGTAAAAAGTTTGGTGAAATTAATATTGGAAACACAGAAGTGCTGTGCTTCGTAAATGACTTTGAATGGCTAAAAGATAGATTTGATAAATGGGCAGAAAGCAATGAATGAATATATCAAAGGCGATAAGATTAAAATAATCGATGGAAAGATATACTCAGGATATAGTTTAAATGCTAAAACAGTATTTGATCAGCTAAATGAAGTTAGCCCTAGTTTTTGTCTTGCGAAATGGTATAACGTAAGTATCCATATTCCAACCGGCCAGACTCATAGTTGTTATCATCCTCGTAGCCATAAAATACCGTTAGATGAAATAAAAATAAATGTCGATGCGCTACATAATACCAAGTATAAAAAGTTACAAAGAGAAAAAATGCTGAACGGTGAAAGACCCGAAGAGTGTAATTATTGCTGGCAAGTTGAGGATAGTGGAAATCAGTTAAGTGATAGAGCATATCGATCTAAAGATGTTTATGAAGACGGGCTAATCAAAGAAGCGGTTAACACAGCGAATCCCATGCCAAGATATGTAGAAGTCAATTTTAATCAAGCGTGTAATTTTCGCTGCTCGTATTGTAGTCCACATCTTTCTACCGCCTGGCAAAAAGATATAGAAAAAAACGGTCCTTTTAAAATTGCTGATAGGTGGCACAATGATCTAAATTGGATGAAGAAGGATATGATGCCTGACAATTCTTTGTCTAATCCATACTTGTTAGCTTTCTGGGAATGGCTTCCTACAATATATCCGACACTGCAAACTTTTAGAATGACCGGCGGTGAACCATTGATGGATAAAAATACATTTAAAATGTTCGATTACATTTATAGTCATCCTAAGCCAGATTTAAATCTCAGTATCACTTCTAATTGTTGCCCTCCAGGAAATCAATGGCAAAAATTTATGGATTCGTTGAATGCTGTGGTACAGAAAGATGCTATAGATCATTTTATGTTATTTTGTAGTTTAGACAGCTGGGGACCACAAGCAGAATATATTAGAGATGGTATGAATTTTAACTTGTTGCTGTCTAATATTAATGATTTTTTATCTAGAGGATCAAAGCATAGTCTTTCTTTTATAATCACGTTTAATGTATTAAGTTATCCTAGATTTAAAAAATATTTGGAAGAAATATTAAACTTAAGAAAAATTTACAGTAACGATAGACAATTGATATGGTTTGACGTACCGCAATTGCATTATCCAGAATGGTTGAATCCTAAAATTAATTTAGAAATGCTAGGCGAACTCGAGCAATGTTTAGAATTTATGAAAATTCACGAAGAAACACCGTCTACGCGGTTTAAAGGCTTTAAAGATTTTGAAATAAGTAAGGTTCAACGATTAATTGATTGGATAAAAACTCCTCCAGACTTTAATATAGATCTACAAATGAAAAATTTTTATCTATATTTTAGCGAACATGATAGAAGAAGAACAACTAATTTTATAGAAATCTTTCCAGAGTTTGAAGATTTTTATAATCGATGTAAGGACAAATCAAATGCCTAGACTAGATAATGAGACTGACTTTGAGTATAAGAAAAGAGTATTAGATAAACTGTCTCCTAGTTTTTGCGGAGCTAAATGGTACAATGCTACAATATGGTTAGGCAGTGGTCGAACTACCAGTTGTCATCATCCGCCAGCGCATTTTATTAGTGTAGAATCAGTAAAAGCCAACTATAAGGCATTGCATAATACACCTGAAAAGAAAGAAGATAGACGTAAAATGCAATTAGGCGAAAGACCTACTGGTTGTGAATATTGCTGGAAGATAGAGGATATGGGATCAGATGTTGCTAGTGATAGACCAGATAAGAGTGCTAGGTATAGCGACGAAGATTTATCTATAGCTAAAAATTTAGATTATAACGAAGACATAAATCTACAGACATTGGAAATTGCTTTTGACCGAACCTGTCAATTCGCTTGTAGTTATTGTAATCCTGCATTTTCTACTACATGGGTAAAAGATATAAAAAAATCTGGACCATACATAAATTTGGTAACAGATGGAAGAGGGCATTTTACTCATGTACATTCAAATGATCAATTATATGATTACAATGAAGATAACCCTTATGTTGATGCCTTTTTTCAATGGTGGGAATCGGATTTACACAGAACATTAAGTGAATTAAGAATAACTGGAGGAGAGCCGTTAATGAGCGGTCATACCTGGAAGTTGTTCGAATGGTTTGAAAAGAATAAACAAAAAAGCCAGACAAAACTGGCTATTAACTCTAATTTAGGATTTGAAAAATCTCTCTTGATAAAAATGTTAGATGCTACGGAATATACTAGTTTAACCATTTATTCGAGTAATGAGAGTGTTGGTAGTCAAGCTGAATACATTCGCGATGGTTTAGATTGGAACCAATGGAAAGAAAACATGGAGTTTCTATTAGAATCAAAACGATTAGATAGTTTAAATGTCATGTGTACAATCAATGCACTGTGCTTAGATTCTCTATGTCAATTTCTCGATTTGATAGTTCAGTGGAAAAGAAAGTATACGCCATCTGCGATAATGTTCAGCTTAAACATAATGAGATTTCCGAGTTTTCAAGGATGTTTGGTCTTGCCATCCTCTTTAAGAACATATTATAAAGAACAGTTATTGAATTGGTATAATAATAATATTCACCATCTACATAACTTTGAAAAAAATCATGTCGAACGATTAATAGATTATTTAGATAAAGTAAATATTCCTCACGGGGAGGGTTTCGATCGAAATATGGCAGAGAGAGATTTTAAAAATTTTTATCAGCAATACGACCTTAGACGAAATAAAAATCTTTCAGAAACGTTTAGTCAGAGACTAGTGGATTGGTATACTCAATTATAAATGAATACTCCAAAAGATTTTAAAATTAAATTTATGGATCCGATTAGCGATAGTTGGTGTGCTGCTAAATGGTTTGAAGGAACTATTTGGTTATATAAAGGAATGACTGCTAGTTGTCATCATAATCCGTTCCATCAGATCGAATTAGACGATAATCCTGCTTCTTTACATAATACTCCACAAAAAATAAATGAACGTAAAGATATGTTAAGCGGAAATAAACCTGAAGGATGTAATTATTGTTGGAGCATAGAAAAAAGTGGTGGAGTAAGTGACCGAATAGAAAAAACTAGAGCTACTCCGATAGAAAGAATTATCAGTTGGAAAGATAGTGGAAAATCTCTAGTGGAAATTCCATATATGTTAGAAATAGCTTTTGAACGAACGTGTAATTTGGCGTGTTCATACTGTAGTAGTGATTTTAGTAGTAAGTGGGTTAATGATCTTAAAGCTCATGGTCCGTATTCTAACATTAAAACAGACTCACGATATTTTAAAATTAGTGAAGTAATTGAACCTGAAAACAATCGATACATTGAAGCTTTTTTTATATGGCTTCCTGAACTAGTTAAAAAATTAATTAATATAAGAATAACTGGCGGGGAACCTTTGTTAAGCAATAGTTTCTGGAAATTTTTAGATTCGGTAGAATCTTTAGGGTACAGTGGAAAGATATCAGTTAATACAAATCTAATTAATAAAAAAGGGGAGATACAGAGATTAATCGATAAATCTAAAAGTTTAGATATAATTCTTTATACAAGTATTGAAAGTAATTTCAATGATGCCGAGTATACTAGAGATGGATTTGATAGAGAGTTATGGACAAATAATTTAACTAGAATCTTAAATGAAACTTCGATACCTGTAATAATATCTACCAGTATTAATAATATCAGTGTTTGGACATTTATCGAGTTAGTTAAAATGATTATCGAGTACAAGAAAAAATATGGAACTAATAGAATCACAATGGGATGTAACTTTGTGCATTATCCAGTTTTCATGCGTGTTAAATTAATCGATATCTATAATAGATTAAAATTAGTAACACAATTACAACAATTAATTTCGAGTAATACAGAATTTTTTATAGATTCTGAAATTGTACAGTTTGATAGATTTTATACCATTATGTCTGATCCCGATAATGGAATTGAGGAATCGTATATTAGTTTAAATGATGTATACAATGACTTAAAATCATTTATTACACAGTATGATAGCCGAAGGAATAAGAATTATAAATCGCTATCGTCAGAATTTATTAGTTGGTATGACTCTATTAATTAAAATAGATCATTTGTCGAATCAGTGATATCTTTTTTCAACCTCTCGATATCCATTTCAAAATCAATTTTTTTTATTTCTTCTCTGTATTCTTGAAATATTGAAAGTAATTTATCTGCAACAGTTTCGCTTTCTTCTTCGTCTAATTGA